ATCTAATGATGTCGCTAAATCTGAGTTTAACGCATCACGTTTTAATTCTATAAAACCTGTAGATCCAAAATATATAGCCATTTATAAAGCAAGGCCAGAAGGTGCTCCATTAGATTCAAAATTAATATCTGCTGCCATAACTTCACCTACAGAATTAGTCATAGTAAAGCTAGTAGGTACGGCTGGAAACTGTATAAATCTTCCTTCGCTACTTCCATCGTTAAACTTTAATTTAAAAATAAAATGTCTTGTACTTGCTCCATTTGCTCCATCTCCAGCCCCTCCACCTGTTTTAATTAAAGCATTAATCAAAGTACTTAAAGCTCCAGATCCTGATCCAGTAAGATCTTGATAATAATAAATACTTGCATTACCTGTATAACTTCTAATACCTGGAACAATAGTTCTATCAGTGTCTTGTAAAGATACAGTCTCTAATACTGATTGATTAAAAGTAAAAGACCATGATCTGACTTTGGCAACTTTTGTACCATCTATCAGTAATTCACCTTCTTTACCAGAATAAAAGCCAGCCATCGTTTTAAGTAAATTTTAAATTCATTCTAATCCCCATCAAGGCATGCGACAAATTTACATTGCACATTAGAAATGCCAGGTCTGACACTTGTAACTGTAGGAGGACCATCAAATCTATATCTTAACTTAACTCCAGAATTATCAGCCTCTGCTTTTTTAAAAATTAAATTATTATTATCAATTCCTGCTAAAGCATTTGAAGATGCAAAAGAAATATAATCGTACACACTGTTAACAGTGTCATATAAATCTAATATTTCATTTGCCTGTGAATCTGTAATATTAGAAAAACCTAATGATAATTTTGCATCTGTCTTTTTATTTCCATATCTAATAACACTTTTAGCACCATTCTGTGAAACAAACTCTGTCTGAGGGTACGATCCAGGGGTATAACTTCTGGATGCTGGTTTGATATTAGGAAAAGGACGTACAGTAGCCATAATTATTTAAGCAAAGTCGTGGTCTTCATAATTTATTATTGCAAGTGTACCATCTGCTTTTAAAGGAGCGTAACTTCCAGAAATATTAATTAAACCATCTTCTCCATAAGAGATAGATTCTATCTTATAAACACGATCTGATACGGAATTATCTGGAACGGTAAAAACAGAACCTCTAAATGCTGAGGCAGCCTTACCATCCGCTATTTCTATCGCAACAACATCTGAAACAGAAGTATCGCCAGGTTTCCAAAACATTATCTGCGTACCATTTGTTACATTAACTTGTGATTGAATCTCACCATCCTGTGTTATCACTCCATTAGCAAAACGATTGGTATGAGTAGCTTCTGAGTGTAATCTTATGTAATCTCCTGGTGCTAAGTGCATTGCAGCTTGAGGTGTTGTATCAAACGTAATTCCATGATCCACTTTATTTCTAATCTTTAAAGCATAATCTAAAAATATTCTTGCATGATCTGCACTCGTACAGAAAATAGACATATCAAAACTTTCTCTTGGGTCAGTATCCCTTGTGGTTCTTAATTTTCTATTGATGACTTTAGTTTCAGCAAAACCATTTTCAGTTTCATGTCTATAGGAAGCAAAACCCCTGAAATCCTGTCTTTCTTCTGCACTTAAAAAACTAACCTGTAAATTTTTTGTATTACCGTCAGTAAATAAAGCTTTTATAAATGGTTTTTGTGTTTTATCTATTACAAATGTTTCAGGATTAAAAGGTACGGAAGGGAATAAAGAAAATCTACCACCTAATATTGTGAAATCTAATAAACAGTATTGTGCATTTTGAAATATAAACTCTCGTAAATTTTTTTCATCAACGATTACACCATCCCAAAATAATTTATTAGCTTTGCAGAATTGTGAAGCTACTTTCATTCTTTCTTCGTCAACAGATCTGACACCAATCAAATCTCCAGCACCAATCAAAGGATCAGTTAACAAGGAGAAGACAATATCTGGAAATAAATTAGTTGGTCCTATCGTTCCATCTATAAGATTTTTTATGTGTAATCCTTCTTTAAAATATGCGGATAATTGACTGAAACTAGCAAACTCTTTACTGCTATTTATTCTTATTCCTGCAACTGTTAAATCTCCATAATTCATAAATTTTCCATCTGTTAAAGAACCATTACCTTTTACCTGTTCATTTACATAAACAATTTCATGTTCTGGTTCTTCCATGTGACTAGGAACTTCTGCTTCAAAACTAATAAAATCAGCAACAGCACCATAAGGTAGTAAATTTTTATTATTAATTGCGTCACCTATTTCATTATCAGGCCAAGGATGTGTAACAAATTCCTGACTTGTAACTAAAACTTGAACTCCACTAACACCAGCAAAAGATTGCCCACCTCCACTTACGGGAGGAATGTCAACAGTAGATTCAAAAGCATATCCCGATCCAGGGTCCGTAATAAACCATGTTGCACCACCTGTATTAAATAAAACTATTGTAATTTTTAGTCCTGATCCACTACCTGAGACAGTTGTTAATTCTACATTTTCACTTCTATGAACCTCTTCACCACCAGAATTTAATAATACCTGTTTTGAAATTGCAAAGGCAGAATAACCAGCTTCTTCACCTGAAGGTGCAAAAGGATCATCTATATGTGAAAATTGAAATTCACCAATAGCATATCTAACAGAATCTGATTCATAATAAAAACCATCATTTACATTTGAAGCAAAAACTGAACCTAAATAAGTTCCTTTATAGTGATAATGAAATTCAGCGTTATTACCATAAAAATCTATATATACACCTGAAAAAGGTTCGCTATTATTAAATAAAGTTTCCTCTGTCTGCCAACCACCAACTGTATCATCAACTGATCCATTACTATTTATTGCTAGTCCTGTAACTGATGTATTAGTCGCAGGAACCTGTCCTAAAAACCATTCACTGTTAGAAACATCTCCACCTGTTAGAACCACATCAAAACCTGTGTACCTTATACCAAATTCACCACTTGTATCCTGTTGCAATGGAGCATTGGATCTTAATAAACGTACTTGTTTATTCCTATTATCAATAAAACTTCTTTTTATTTCATTGCCAGGATAAGGTATAAACCTAAATTCATACTGACTTTTAGGATGATTAATTCTTATAAAGTTATATTGAAATTGAGGTGTTCTACCCTTAATAGCAAAAGGCTTACCATTATCTATAGTTACAAAATCATCAGTAGTGTTAGCTTTTCTTGCCTGTAGTCTAAAAAAACTATATCTTGAAACATATTTATTTAACGGACCAAGGCCAATATTACCATTGTCATTTTGATAACTGTTTAATGTACCAGATGGATTTGTATAACTAAAACCTCCAGGATGACTATTTACATTAGGAAAACCAGTTATCTGTTTAAAAACTTTTGATTTCAAACCTATTTCTGTGACGTCACAATCTCTGTTGTTACTAATTGAAGCAACAGCTACTCTCTGTAAAGTATTTAATTCCCAAGGAGCGTGAGTACTTCTAAAGCCATCATTCGTACCACGAATCTCTAATTCAGAAGTTGAATCAGCACCTATGTCGGTAATCTTAAAATCAAAATTCTTTAATGTACCTTCTGCCCATAATCTTTCCTGTTGTATTTCAGTGCATATAGCCAAAGCAGATCCAATCATATATGATTCACCGATAGAAATATTGTCATCAATACGTTCTCTATCAGAATCAACTGCTGTTTTTACATCCTGCAAACCCCAAGGATCAAAATCTCCTGGCACGTCATTTACAGGATTCATATCATTGATTGTATATCTAACCTTATCTCCTTTTGACAGAGTGATACGTCCAGTCTTTACCTGTCCTTGATGTTCTTCAAATCCTGCATATCTAGGATAATATTTAGCAATTTTTCTTCTTTTTTTATCAATATCACCTTTATTACTTGCATCTGCACCTTTAAGAATTAATTCATAAGATAACTGATAACGCATCTGATTCGGCATTGGAGAAAAGTTACCAAACCTAGATTGTGTAGTAGGAGTTCTTACTCCACAAAAAATATTATTGCTAAAAGTACCAATTTCATCCCAGTCAATACTAAATACATCTTCAGGATTAGAACCATCTCTACCTATCTCTCTTGCAAGTTCACTTTCTGTGTACCTGTCTGTTTCTTGTAATCTGTTTTTATCATTTATTTTTTGTCCTTTGTAATATAGAGCTACCTTTGCACCCGTATAGTTTTTAAGTAGTAAATCTCCTATGGCATATCCTGCAAAGTCAGGTTTTGTAGGAATCTTTTCATTGGAAAATATAAATACACCTTTTAATTGCTGATGCGTTCCAAGACTTCTTAACTGTGACCATACAAGTTTACTGTTAACACGAACACCACCAATATTATTTGCAGAATCTCTTTTAGTAAAAATTAAAGGTATTGTTTCACCAATGACAGCTAATTCCTGTAAAGAGTTAAAACCTGATTGTGGTGCAAATCTTTTAACAGATTGTGCTCCTTCTGTCTGTAAACTAGGTGGAGTTTTAGGTGCTTTTGGCTTTGGTTTTAAAGCACTAGCAATATAAGATAAGGCAACACCTATGGCAACAACACCATAGAAACCTATTTGTATTCCAAAAATACCTACAGCCCCTCCCACAACAGGTGGCATATTTACAATGTTAGGAATCAGATCATATTCTTTTCTTCTTTTACCGCTAACAGATTCAGCTAAATATATAAACTGCCAATACTCTTCTTCTGTTATCTCTAGGATTTTACAAAGTTGGACTTCATAGGGTAATAACGCTCTATGACCTCCAAATACCCTAGAGGACTCCATCTTACCTCCGACTCTCCGCAACTTAGCCATCCTTCTCCCCAATAAACAGCAAGCCCATAACCTTCATTTGATTTGCATAGCCCAACTGTACCTATCTTACTGTGTTCTGTCGGGTTTCCCCAT